GCTGATCCATATTGGCAGCATTATACCTCGTAAGATTGTTCATCTTTACTTCTCCTTTTAAAGCGAGATTTGATTGTGTGGACACCGAAGGCATCCATAAGTATATATTAGCATAAGACATAAAAAAGAGGGTAGTGAAACCCTCACATTTTTATTCGGTTATCCAGCAAGAGATTTTAAAAGATCCGAAAGACTTACAAAAAGAGTGTCTTTTGGAGTTCCAGGAATATTCATACGAAGTTTTCCATCCTTTTCTGAAATTACCTGAACGAGAAAAGTTTCTTCTTTTGGGCAGGAAATAGATTCATTCATTTCAATATTGGTAGGAAATCCATCAGAATCAAAATTAAGAACTGCTTGGGAAGTCTCAATATTTACTTTCCTTTCTTTGAAAATTCCAGGAAGTTTATCTCTCCAAGGATCCCATTCAGCGGATAAAATTTGAGATCTAAATCGATCCGAAATTCTATCTTGAACCACTTTGAGTTCTGGTTCAGAAAGATATCCAAAGTGTCTTCTACACTGTTCCTTAACACCAGATAGTCTGGTACTGGCGGAGTTTCGTGAAACTTGTTCATTTAAACAAGTTTTTACAATGTTACGCCACTTAAGAGTAAAGTCCGTCTCAAAGTTTTTATTGTCTTCTTTAATGGATCCAAAGTTGACGGTCGTCATTATAAAAAAGTTTATTGCAAACTACCAGTTTATTATATCATAAAAAAAGAACCCGTCAATAGACGACAGGTTCTAAAAGGGTTTCCGACTTTTGAAGCGGCCGTCATGAAAGATCGCACGTTTATTTATTCGGTTTCCTCTGTTCTTTTCTTCTTAGAACCAATATTGTACTTGGTCTCAAGAATCCAATCTTGCTTGTCCTTATATGCAAGCACCTTAATCTGATTGAGTGGTGCAATATCTTGAATCTTCTCTACATCAACAATGCCAATAAGACCCCAATCCGCAAGCAATTGTGCAATACGATTACGTCTCTGAACATCATTTACTGTCAGATTTGCGTGCTTTCCATCCAAAGCAAACAATTCCTTAAAATGCACAAGGAAATATCTACCTTGCTTATGCAGAATATGACAGGACTGATAGATCTTTTTCTCTTTCCTAGATGCAACACCAATGCGTGTCAATGTCTCACGCACTTTCAGAAAATCATCAGGTTCACTCAGAACAACCTCAACCATTTGTTCAGGTGTCCACGTCACTTCAGCTTCTCTAACAACACTCATTTTTTTCCTCCAGTATCAAATTTCGATTTAATAAAATTAAGTTGTTCTTTTGTGAGTATTTTCAAAGCTTGCTTTGCCTTCTCATTACTATAACCATAATATTGTTTGACATAATCAAGATCTTTGATTTTATCTTGTCGGATCCAGGGAGAAAATCTCTTCTTTTTCCTCACAATATTTATAAAAAAGTCATATTGCATCTTTTTTGGAAGAAAATGATACTGATTCAGTTCGTTCGCAAACATCAAAGTATCAATATGTCCAGAGAAGCAACGATTGATAATGTAAGGGGGATATTCTTTCTCAAGTGAAGGATCTTCGTCAATCAGATTCTTCTTCGTCTGATTGATAGAGTTGAGCCAGTCTTTCAGTTCAGTCATTTTTTGGTGCTATCAATTTATATGCCAATGATGTTCTTAGTCCATTAAAGAATCTGCTTGGAGCATCTGCATAATGAACAGTCTTTGCAGGAAAGCAAACCATTCTATTTGGTTTATATGCAACCACTTTATCAGGATTCCAATCAAGGTCAAGAAATATCAAATGACCCTGCCATTGAATATCCCATTCTGGGTTTGGATAATAGAGTAAAGTATAATCACCATCATCGGGATGAGGTGTCCCACACTGCCCAGCAGTTTGTCCGTTTGCATATATTCTCGCAATATTATGATTACTGAGATTTAAATTCTTACAGATTTTATTATACAAATAAAGGGAGAAATACTCTTCCTTTTCCAAATCATTCATATGCCAAAATCTATTGTCGTGTCTTCCACCACTCAAGGACCATTTTGGTCTCTGCAGATATTTAAATATTTGGTCTCTAGTAGATTCTTCAAAAAAGTTATCAAAAACTTTTATAGAATCTATATCATATTGGAATTCCATTATAAGTCAAACAGAATTTGAGTCAGGATATTATTTTCTACTCTCTCTGTAGGGTAGTTAGTAACAAGGAGTTCGGTCTTCACATTCTCATCAGTCCCTTTCTCTCCACGATGTGCCATAGAATAACGAAGTTTCCATTCACGGAGATAGTAATCTTTATAAAGTTCTAACAACCTATCATTCACATTGTAGGTAATCATAAACTTGTGAGGACATTTATAAACATCTTCGGCAAATTTATCGTGATCAAAGAACTTATGCATCTCACGATCCTTTCCATAAAGAAAGTCCTTGATGTCATAAGGTGGATCAAGAAATACAAATACATCCTCACCAGTAGCATTCATCACTTCCGAATAATCAATATTCGTAATCTTCCACTTCTGAATGAGTTGAGAATATTGCTTTAGTTTCTGAATACCAACGAAAGAAAAGTTAGAACGAGCAGCAGTTTTGGAAAAAGTGCTGTTCTCAGTCAGTCCAGAAAAACTGCATTTATTGAGAATAAAAAAACTTACGGCACGATCAAGTCCATCCTGACCATTAATATCATCCCGTGTTTTGTCAAATAATTCTTTATGTGCAGCATCCTTATCATCCTGCGACTGATAATTGGATGCCTTAGATTTGATGACATTTAGACGATCAGAAAGTTCATCACCACAATCTCTGAGTTGCACCCAGAAATTATAGAGAGTAACATACTTATCATTAATCCAAACAGGAACATCAGGATATGCTTGCGTAGCATAGAATGCCACGGAACCACCACCAATAAATGGTTCACGATATTCTTTAAAGTTTTCCGGGAACCAAGGAGATAAAGTCTTCGTTGCTTTAGACTTACCACCTGGATATCTAAGACAAGTTTTCAGAGGAAACGTTTTCATAATCAATAGGATGATACTTCAAATATTCACGGAAGGTCAATTTCATTTCCTTCTGCGTCATACCACAATGCTTTGCGGCAGTAGGTAAATTCATTGTAGCACGAAACAATGCTTGATTTGCTTCTGCAACATTTTCTGGTGTCGTTTTTACCCTTTCTTCTACCAGTTTAGATTTATCAATAGTCAACAATGACATTTGTTTTTTCGTCTCCTCTTAAAAATTCTGTAAGATAAAATACTTCGTCTGCCATTTCACGATATCCTGTTCCAACATAAAGTTGCCCAAAGAATACCGTAAATGTAGCAATACCCCAAAAGATATAATAAAACTTAGACTTTACTTGGTGCTTATTCTTCTTTTTCATAATCAAAGCACCAGTTTTTTATTTGGGGTTTTTAGGACAGAAAACATATCTTGGTATTGCTCTTCAATTTCTGTTTGAGTGTCTGCCATATACACAATATACTTTTTGGTCACTTCCAGTTCCTCATTCTTACCTTTGAGAAGGGGAGACCAGGGAGCAAATCCCATCTGACCATTACCAGTAGGAACGGCAACGATAGGATTACAGATGACCACAGAGTCATCTTTTTCTTCAATCAGGTCGGCAACAACATCTTCACCAGACCACATACGAATCAGTTTTACATTCATTGAAAAGTACACTCCACCATTAATTCAGTTAGACAAGCAAGCATATTTATCTCTTGATCGGCCACGAATGCCGACTGATACTGATACTTAGCAAGCACAAGCACAGCAGCAGGAACACTATTGTTTTCAAGGGATGAATAAAGAGCATCGTAAATACGACGCATAAGTACAGTAGTATCATTGTCCAGATTAGATACCACCCACTTCCGAACTTCAGGGAAGTTCTTCTCTTTAAGGTTTTTGATAAGGTCATTAACAGCAACGTCAGAGAAAGTGGCAAGAATACCGGAGTCAATCTTTCCACTCACAGAGTATCGTTGACACTCATTAAGCACACGTCTCCAATCAGGAAAGTGCTTATTGACAAGTTCTACCAGGACCTTGTTATCATATTCAACACCTTCTGCATCCAGGATTTGTCTGAGACGTTTGAAGAATTGTGCGGCAATGGTCTGACGATCTTTTCCTTTGATTCCAAATTCCACGACGGCACAACGGGAATGGAGGGGTTCAAGGATTTTGTTTTTGTAGTTACAGGTAAAGATGAATCGGCAGTTACCAGCAAACTCCTCAATAAACGCCCGTAGGAGGAGTTGAACATCATTGGATGTGTTATCTGCCTCATCAATGATGATGACTTTGTGTTTAGCATCTGCCGTAAGTGAGACGGTCGAAGCGAAGTTCTTCGCATTGTTTCTGACAGTATCGAGGAATCGACCTTCGTCGGATCCATTGATGACATATACATCTACTCCAAGTTCATTACATAATGCCTTTGCCACTGTGGTCTTACCAATACCGGGAGGACCAGCAAGAAGCATATTCGGGATTTCTCCCTTATTTAGAAACTCCTGAAAGGTCTTTTTAGTAGACTCTGGGAGAATACATTCTTCAATAGTTTTAGGTCTATACGCCTCCACCCAGATGAAAGGTTTTTTATCAATATTGTTTTCGTTTAAAATAAAATCACTCATAACAAAAAAGAAAATCGTTTACTAGTTGTTCTGCCTTTTCTTTGCCGAACTTACTACTCAAATAACCACTGACAGGATCAAGACGTTTCATGTATTTGTCAAAATCACTGTAAGTAGAATGGACAGCAAACCCATTAGGTTTCTTAGATTCTAGCATTTCTTTGTATGCCTGTAAATAAGCAGCAAAGTCATCCAGATAATCATTTACTTCCGACATTGTGCATTTGCGAACAAATACATTTTCAGAAAAATGATTACCCGGTTCAAAGAACCTAAATGTTCCTTCTGCCTTGGGAAGATTTGGATGAGAGAACAGATAGTTTTCTACTGGATGCTGAAAGTCAAATACGATAATGACTTTTTTATCAAAGAAACCCATTAGATCCATTCCGAAGCAGGGAAGATTCTCACCCGTCTTTGGATAGATAATGTTGTTGTAAATACATGATTTCTCATCCCAAATCTCAACTTCTCTAGACTTGATAATGTGTTTACTGTTATAAAGTTTGGCAGAAAGAGAAGTTCCATTCTCCTTCCAGTTTGCCCAATCTCCAATATTTTCTAAATCAGGAAAGGTATTAAAGATGAGTTTTTTATACTCATACCAAAGATCACTCACACCCATTCTGGTTTACGCTCCGGCATACGAATATAGTTATCTTTGACCCAAGGTTTAGATGCAATATACATCTTATAAGCATCAAAGGTTGAGATGCTTGTATCAAGTTTATATTCGTCAGGCATTGCCCGTGAGAATGGTGTGTGAGAATCTAATCTTGCTTTTGGAAAAATTTTATCTGCTTCTAGAAGAGTTTGGAAGCAGGTATGCACTTTACCATATCGTGCTGCATACTCCTCACACAGAGCAAAACCGTGCTGTAGCAACCATCGGGCATTTGCCACAGTCTCATTTGCCCAGATGGTGCAGGGATGATTGCGAAAGGCACCCTTCTCAGTTGCATAGGGTTGTCCGTCTGCTTTGGGAAGAGTGCCATATCCATGTCCCCACTTGTCTGAAGCAACG